TCTGATATTTCTTTCAGGTTACTACCCATATCATCTGAGTACCAACTAATGGAGGTGTCGTTAAAAGTAGGGATGTAGATGTCCTTAATGATGTAATTAGGAATTATGCCTCGGTTCTTAAGGAATATCGCAAGCATACGCTGCTCTGCAGTGACCATTAAGACATTTTTACGGAGTCGCCCATGGTAATCATTGGCTCTCATGAATTTAAGCGCTGTAGAGGCGTAATTTCGCCTTAATTCTTCTTGTGGCCAGACGACCAGCGCACAGTTAAGAGCCATGCATGTAGTATCGACCTCTTCTTCGGTCTGCCATTTATCAAAAAAGTCCGGGTACACGTAATCACTGAGTGCTTCCCTGTGAAATACGGTCACTGTATCCAGATCGAAAGGTTCTGGAAATTCGGAAGCTAGAAGATCGGTATCTATAAATGCTACTTTATCTCCTTGTATCTGTAGCATCGCTGCTAATTTACCAGCAGCAAAGTAGGTTTCTGGATCTATACCTTCTAGGAGGTCCCGGTCCAAGATTTCTATCTCGTCGTAGACCTCATCCATCCCGATTTTTTTGTAGTATTCCAATGTGGGTTCATCACACACCAGACCTATGTGTCCATAAGTCTCCTTCCAGAATTTAGCGGAAAGTAGCTGTAATAAAACCTCCCATTGCATGTAGGGTAAAACCCGGGGTGCCTCCCAAACGCAGTGGTATCCCCTCATTTTTTAGACTCTTCGTTTACTATATCTTTGTACTCTTTATAGAAGTTGCTGCGAGACATACCGAGTTCCTCGTAGATCTCTTTATAAGTGGATCCAGCCTTTCTCATTTCTATTGCTTTCTCTAAAGCATCTGGATATTTAGTAGCCATTTCCGCTAACTTTTCTTTGGTCTCTTCAGTGTGGTCGAAGAAATAACCGGGTGTTCCTAAACCTCCGTCGGTCATATTCTTTAGTTCCTTACCCTCTTCTCTGTACTTTTTTATCCAGAATTGCTCTCTGGCTCCGGCTTGCTGTGGATCTTTAAAAGCACTAACCTCGAGCACTTGGCAACGTGGTTGCTTACCTTGGTCGAGTAAAGATCTAATCCAAATATTCTTTTCTGAGTTTGGACTGTGTTCTCTGCCTTGGGCTTCGTAAAGATGTCTACGAAGTCTGGCTTGGATAGTATCTGTGGTCATTCCTACGTAGCCAACATCTTCGTTGTGTGACTCGTGGAGAAAATAAAATGTGTAATTTGTTCTTAACATGCTTACCTCTTTATGTTATATATCTCGATTCATTTCGGTTTTTTTTGTCCAAGGGTGAAAAAATCTGAAATGGAGTTTGATATATAGAATGTCTCCGGGGGTTTTTTACTGTTAGCCATACGGTAATTTTTCTGTTTTTGCAATATCTTAGTTTTTTTATCCAGCCCCCGGAGACTTTATTATGAGCGAATTCATCCAGAACCCCCGACATATCTTTGAGTGCTACTATCCACCCGCCCCGGAGGAGATAGAATTCTTCCAACATCCGGTGTATCCTATTGGTAGCTATTCTCACGGCTTAATGGAAATGTTACACGATACATGGAATCTAAGTGTATCCAGCAACAGAGCACACATCCATATTTCTCTCGGTTGGGCAAAAACACCTATTGAGGATTTAAAGCGGGCATTTCCAGATGCTAATAAAGGTAGCGATAGAAATAGTCTAAGGATAAGGGGACTGCTACCTGTGCTCTATGAGTGCTACTTCCAGACAGATGTACCGAGGAGAGAAAGAATCATTCTCAAGAATTTCAATCCGTACGACTTAAGGAAAGAAAACATGACCACGCTCAGCCAGGTTATAGCAGAAGGTAAGCACGAGGAGTATTTGGAGAAGAAGCATGACTTTACCGAACTTTCCGTAGAAGAGATGAATAACAAAGCCAGGGAAGCAATAAATAGAGGGCTGGACCCGGTAGAGTATTTAGGCCTGATTGTAGGTAATAGTGTTCCTCAATATCAGGTTTGGAAAAAAAGGTACTTGAAGTTTGGACTTGGCAGAGTATAACATTATAAAAGAGGTATGCCACAACATTTGCAAGGATCCTAATTTAGTCGAAGAACTAATCCAGGAGGTATCGCTTATCTGGCTTGAACTGGCCCCCGGCAAAAAAGAAGCAATTTCAAAATCCAATAGTTTCAAGTGGTGGACGATTAAAGTCGTCCAGCAGCAGTGGTCCTCTTCCACTTCCCCATTCTACACCAAGTACAGAAAAGTACAAGTTCAGGAATTCCAAGAATATCATCGCCACCAAGAATTACCAGAGCAGGACAACGAACGCCAATACGAGTTGTTAGAAAAACACATAGATCTGCTCTTCCCGTCGGAATTTAATATCTTTACCTCTTACCATCTGTTGGGATTAACCATTATGCAGATTGTAGAAAAGTACGACGTAGACAAGAACTTTGTCTGGAACACACTACAGCGTGTAACCCGGTCTATTCGTAGAAAAGTCAAATGGGATACAGAGGGATGGACAAAAGATGAATTACGGGAACTAATAGCCGGATATTCCGACAAGAGAAAACTAAAGGCGGAAGAGAGACAGATTATCCTCGACGTGAACTACATCCTAAACGGCAGTCGCTTTTCTAATATCCATGATAAAGAACAGGTACAAAAAATTCTTGCAGATCTAGAAAACAAATTGGACTGATGGATATATAGTAATGGCTTCAGAATACAACTCTATTATTCTTTAGTTTTATTCATTTCTATATTTTTGAGGCCCAGTTTAACGACTGGGTCTTTTTTTATGCAAAGAGTTTCTGTGCCATCCTCTTCTTATAGTCCTGCTTGTAATGCACAGCGTTGATAGGGACAGGGATCTTTACATAACCTGATCTGACGCTGCCCCGCTTGTAAATGACCTTCAGGTGTGTGAAGTCGAAGTTGTTAAGCACCCAGATGATATAGGTCGTTTTTAAGATGGCCTCCTCCTCGTTTTCGTATTCGGCAACATGCTTTCGGTATACCGCCTCGAACTCGTCTATCCCTATGTTGTGTATTACCTCTTGGATCATTTTTTAGGTTCTTCAGACAAGCGGTTCACAACATTTATAAAGGCATTGCCAACTTGCTTGGCCTTTTTAACCTCACGCTTAATCTTGCGTGTCTCCTTAGGGAAGAGAAAGCTTCCCAGTACTTCCAAATCTTTATTCATAATATGTGTTTTTAATTACAGTGCTAATATATGGACTTCCAGCGTACTGAAAAAATAAAGACAAAAAAAAGTCTGAAAATTAGAAACCTTTTTTGGATACATAGTATAACTTACAAATCAAAAACTCAAAAATCATGAATGAACAACAATTCAAACAACTGCTCAACGTCCTAACAGGAATCAAAGAAGAGATCGGAGAAGCCGCCTACAACATCAACGAACTCAAGGGACAATTCGAAGTCAACACAAGGATGTATCCAGACACTATAGGAAACGTCCACGCGGAACTGGTCGACGTACTGAATAAGAAATTCGAAGACGACTTCAACAACCACCTGAACAAGAACTAACCGAAGCCCCTCCGGGGGCTTCTTTTTCCTTAAATATAAAAACAAACAAAAATGACTGAGAAAGAACAAAAAATCAGCCGGTTTAATACCCTGTTAAGGGTTTATTGCTCAAGCAGCATCAAAGGATCATACCATTCAGCATACTCCTTAAAACATATGTGTGAAGATGTGATTGGAGAATATGTCAGTTCAACTGAATATGTAGAACATTTTATGAAGTATGAAAAATATCGTCATCACATGAGCATTAAGTCATCGGATTACGAAAAGGCAAGGGCAGCTACCGAGGAAGGAGATATTTATTCCAACGGAAATCTTTGGGCATCAATCAGATTCTACTTGCCAGTTACAGAAAAAGTGTTCAACGAATTCTATCAACATTGTAGAAGCGGACAGTTGGGTGGATTCCTGAAGGACGAAAAAAAAGAAATGGTAAATGAATAAAAGAAGTAATTTAGATGAAAAATTTTCCTACTTCACCCAGATAGGAAAATCTAAAAAACAAAAACCCGATAAAGAAGTAAGCCTTTATGATATTGCTGAGATAGTGGTTAAAGGTCCTTTAGAGGGGAAAACACTTCTTTATAGAGATGCGCTCAAATCATTCGGGAAAGATCATCCGACTACTAAGGGATTAAAGAAAAAGCTACCCTTGTTTAAAGTGTTTGGTCTTTTTACAGGACTAAACAAATCTGATTATGTCGAGGGTACATTTACTAAGATGTGTCCGTTTGATATAGATGTGCAGGACAATAAGGAGCTGTCCAAAGAACAGTGGGACGATCTTTATGTTACTATATGCTCTTCCCCCTATGTTGTAATGTGTATGCGCAGTCCATCCAATGGACTAAAAGGTCTTATTGCTGTAGACATGGAACATGAATCAGCAAAAAAGACCGAGGACACTATTAAGAATTCAGTGTACCCCGTGTTTTCTAAACTGTGGGGAGTCAAATTGGATGCAGGACAAGCAACATTTCATATGGGGATGTTTCTTGCACATGATCCGGAGGCACATTTTGCTGTAGAATCTATACCATTTGTGCCCGATCAAAGTGTTATACCAGAAACACTTGGTAACAACGAGTATTCTGCAGAGAATTACGCCATGAAGCGTTTTCAGAGTATTGTTAACCAATTAAAGTCTTTGGAAAATGGTCAGGTGTTTCCCATGACACAAAGTCTTACACCACAGATTGCTAAAATGGTTAAGGGTGGAGCTATTAAATTGCCTAAAGATGTGGTTAAAGAAAGCTTAGTATCTGCTATACTCCAAGCACCTGGTTGTTCAGATCCAAAAAAGGCAAGAAAGGATTTAGAAAGCATGTTTGACATAGCATATCGGGATTACGATCCTATCACTTTGGATAATGTGCAGTCGGACGAATTTCTAAAATGGCTCGCCTTTCAAATCCGTGTTAATGCCTGGTCGGAAACATTACCCTATGTTATGGTTGGCAATGATTACTTTGAAAAGGTAAATGGAGAACTGCTGTATAGGAAAAAAGAAACTATTAGCACCAGCCATCCCGGGGTTAGAGGTCTTTTTCAAGATATACCAAAGTATACTTCCTTTATATTCGAGCCAGATTTTATAAATCCACAGCAGTATATTCAAGTAGGTGAAGGTATTTTCTGGAATACATTTAAACCCCTTGACCATACTCCTGCAAAGGGTAAGTATGAAACCACTATGAAACTGATTAATCACTTATTTGGTGCTTGGGAAAGAGAAAGAGATCAGGTAGATCTATTTTTAGATTGGTTTCAAGAATTACTTACCAATCCTAAACAGAAATTAATTGTACCCATTTTAGTTTCTGCGAGCCATGGTTCTGGTAAGTCTATGTTGCTTGAATGGTTGCAAGAAGTACTTGGTAAATCTGCGGCACCAATCAATCCAGAAGATCTTGGTGCACAATTTAACTTGTTTATCAGCGATAAGATCCTGCTGCATATAGATGAAATGCCATCTACCAACAGAGATAAGCACTTTTATGCTATAGTTAAACGAGTAACCACTTTGGCAAAAATGAAAGTGAATCCTAAAAATCAAAACGAATACATGGTGGATTTTCACGGGCATCTTATAGCAACATCTAATGAATTGGATGATGTGATGAACATCCAAAAAGACGATCGCCGTATTTGGATACGAGAAGTACCACCATTTCCAGAACATCAGGTAGACCCGGACTTCAAGAAGAAGCTTATAGCAGAAATCCCTGCTTTCCTGGATTTTATCTTAAAGCGTGAACCCGTACATCCCAGAGTAGGGAGTCTTCGATTTGCTCGCGATGTATTCCGTACCCATAGATTAGACAGTGTCAAGGAAAGATCCAAAGGTACACTATACCACCACATCAAGGAACACTACCAAGGCATCTTTGAGACTGAGTGGGGCGGCGATTATATGATCATTCAAAAAAACGAAGTCAAGGAAATGCTCGCAGATACCTACAAAAGATCCTGGACAACCATAGACATCGAGAAGGTTTTTGAGGACCATTTTGGTGCAACCTACCAAACCCATAGAGAAGAAGGTAACCGGAAAAGCAGGAAGGGTTGGAAGATTACAAGAGAAACCGTAGGGGCAGATCCAACAGAGATACAAGGACAAAAAGGTTACGAAATTAACTCTCCAAATCTGCTAAAACTTTGATTATGAGCGATTTAAGATGCGTAACCTTTTTTCGTAACCTTTTTGGTTACGTCGACTCGGTAGGAAATACGCTAATTACACTACCGAAAAGAGCTAAACAGGAATATACTCTTGTTTTTTTTGGTTACAAGGTTACAAATAAAGAATATACTATAAAACTGTACTATACGGTATCGTAAGAGCGGTTTTTTCCGTAACCAAAAAAAGGTTACGAGAAGGTTACAAAAGTTACAAATTATGAAAGAGAAACTATTAGCATTCCTGATCGTCAAATCGGTCAACGACAAGAACGTACCAGTGGACATTCCACAATGGGCGCTAGAGATGAAGGTAAAGCCTATGGACTTAAGGCTAATGCTTAACCACCTCCAGATTAAAGGTGAGCTTAAGCACTGGGAAGAGAGTGGACAAGAATACGTAAATCTATTTGGATGAGAACATACTGGTCATCAAAAGCAGATCAAGCAAGGGATATGGATTTCGACCTGCCAAGGCAACTACTGAACTGGGCAGAGTCAAGCGATTACAAGATCCAAAATGAGGATGTGTACTTTATCCTCCGTCAGGATGAATACCGTGTCTTCTATAGCAGGGCCAGTCAGTCTATACAGTGTTATTACCTTGGATACGGATATGACTGTGTAACGGAGCCGATCGATAGCTTCGAAGAGCTGGAGGACATATTAGAGTTTATCGAGGAGAACAAGGAGATGGAGTTGATCTTAAGTCCGGTAGTGGAAAAAATAGGAAAGGAGATCAAGGGCAAATCCGTTAGATGGCATGGGTCCGGGGCACTACAGGAATACTGGACTCAGAGACTGAAAGAGGAGTTAGGTGAGAAATATTACCAGAAAGCATATCTATTGTAAAGAACAACAGAACAACGATATGCCTTTTAAGCCGGGACAATCAGGAAATCCAAAAGGAAGACCCCCAGGGGTTGGCAATGCCACCTCGGAGTCGATCAAAGCTACCTTTGCTGCTCTGTTAGCAGGGCACGAAGACAAACTTCAGGATGCTCTTCAGAAAGTCTACGACCGAAGCCCGGCCGAGTTTCTTAAGTATTGGATTGAGATCTCGACCAGATTCGTACCTCAGGTTTCTCGCAAAGAGATCACCGGGAAAGACGGGCAAGACTTTAACCCGATCAATATAGTCTTACCCGAAAATAAAAACAACAAATCATGACACAAGAACAAACCCTCGGAATCATCAGACACTTCTTGTCTGGACTCGGCTCTATCGCCATCTACAAAGGTTGGATCGACGAAACCACCATGTTGGAATTGCTCGGTGGGATAATGACTATCACTTCTATAGTTTGGTCGTTTTGGGCTAAGAAGAAGGCCGAGTAATATATGGATAGGCAGTTTAAGTTCTTAGATGCCTATGCCCCGGTCTTCTACGAAGATAAGACTTATTGGATTATCAGCGGAGGAAGAGCTTCCGGTAAGAGTACTAATATAGCTGCTTATTTCGTAATGAAACTAATGGGCGATGAATACTTTCGTGGTGTCATCGCCCGTTATACTCAGAGAGCCCTGACCACATCGATCTACAGAGACATAGTCGACATCATCAACGATTGGGGCTTAGCCCCGTACCTCGAGGTTAAAGGCGACGAGATTAAGAACGTCAAGAATGACAACATGATCATCACCCACTCTATGAAACTACAAGAGGGGACGATGACAGCACGGGGGAAAGGCTTGGCCCGGGTTTCTCATCTTCTTGTAGACGAGGCCACGGAGTTACCCAGTGAACAGGAGTACATCAAACTTATCGACTCTTTCCGAACCAAAGGTATCGAGCGTCGTATCTTCCTCCTGTTTAACCCGACCTCCAAAACACACTGGATATTCCGTAGGTTCTACACACCAGACGGCAAACCCCATCCTAAATGGGCAGAGGACCACGGCTATATTCACACAACGTACCACGACAATATCAACAACTTGGATCCGAAGAAGATTCAAGAATGGGAGCGGGCCAGACTTGACGATCCCGAATACTACGCCCACCACATACTCGGCCAATGGACGGACATAGGAGAAGGCCAGGTATACAAGGACTGGGTGTTCGATTGGGAACCTGATCCGGAGGCCGAGGTACTATACGGTCTCGACTTCGGATTCGCTTCAGATCCCTGTGCTGTCATAGAGGTACGGAAACGAGGTAAACGACTATGGCTCCGAGAGTTAACCTACGCCTCGGGGTTAACCAATGATGACCTGGCCGATGTCCTCGAGGCTAACGGGGTTAACAAGACAGCTACCATCTATGCTGACTCGGCCGAGCCCAAGTCTATCGAAGAACTAAGACGTCGGGGATTCCGTAATATCAGACCAGCAACTAAAGGACCAGATTCTATTCGGGCCGGGATCGCCAAGATAAAAGGATTCGAGGTACACGTCCACCCCGATTCTAAGAACCTCATCGAGGAGTATCAGTTCTACGCTTACAAGCAAGGAACGGACAAACCAATAGACGATCACAACCACCTATTGGATGCTCTTCGTTATGCTATGAGTAAACACAGAACAGGGCCGATAGTAGCTCTGCCAACATTAACTAGATAATATGGGC